CTTTTTGCACAGATTGGCAATTTACAAAATTTGGAAAAAGGGGTTTATTAAATCCAATGGTTGGTGTAGAAGAAGGCGATGTAAAAACCGATCATCAAGGACAGATAGATTTCCATAGAATGTGTTTTGAATACAATTATAAGGCTGATTTGTTTTTATAATTTATTACAATTACAAATATATTTATTATATTGTAATAGATTTCTCGTTTGTTATATTGACACAGCCTAAAATATCCGTTTTTGTAATATGTTGCACAGCAGTATATACAAATTCTATGTTTTTCCCGCTTTTCAATTTATTTGTATTCTTTTTGCATAGAATCGCGCCCATTTTTATTATATATTTCATTTCTTTTTTATCTACACCTAGTGGTAATTTACAGATAACATGACACGACGAAATATTTTTTGCATGAAACCATATATCATTTGGTGATGCATGATCAATCATTTTATCATTATCTTGTTTTGATGTTCCAATCCAAAAGGTGACTTCTTTATTCAATCCTTGAATAAAAAGTGTTTCCGTTTTCATTTTTTATTAGTATTATTTTATATTATCATTTATTTATAGATGATATAAAACAATCAATTTTATTTTCTGTTTCCACCTCGTTGTTTTTTTGTTTTTCTTTGGCTACTTTTGCTACTGCTTTTATTAGTACTTCTACTACTTTGACTACTTCTACTACTTCTACTACTTTTGCTACTTCTACTTCTTTTTTTATTACTACTTTCACTGCTTCTGCTGATTGGACCATCTATATCCGCAATTACTTTTATATCAAAACCATTACTTTTTTTTATAATCTTATATTTCATATATCCCAATTGATTATTAGATACATATTCTATTGTATCTCCCGATTTAATTGGTAATCCTTTTGGTTTATGTTCTTGTAAAAACTGCAAATATTCGTGAACTGAACTATTATGATCGCCTTCTCCAAAACTGTAATTTGTCATATATAATATATGTATAGTAAATTTTATAAATATTTGAATAGTGATACTTCTAAATATTGTATAACCCTTTCTCTCAACAATAATTCATATATATTTCTACCGCAAAAAAACCACCGATTATATATGATGTTATTTTCATGGAATGACTTCATATACATCTCGGTGTAAAATAATAATTTAGTCGTTTGTAGTAAGGATGATAAGTAAACAGGCTAAACAGTTGGGAAAAACTCCCAATCTAACTCCATGCATACTTTTTTCCAAATCATATCTTGATCCAACTGTTTTTCTCTATCTTTCATCATAGGAATATAAGGTAAATACTGTGTCTGGTCCAATAATACACACAATTGATATAATGTATATGTATAATTAAAAAAATTTCGCCGATTAGCAGGACAATGCATCGCCCATGGTTTCTGTATTTCAATAAAGAGAACGCATAATGTTTCATGCAATTCTTCATTCATAATAGGAGGTTTTATACCAAAAATGGAATTAATATATTGAATATGCTCAAAATATTTATTAAGACCTAATTTGCGCAATATTTCGCGCATTTTATCATAATTAATTTCCGAATAATTTTTGATTCTTTCTTTTTTGATACGATCTTTTATTGATTGAATCACTTCTTCTGGAATCTGTGTCGTTTCTTTTGCCTGGAATTGTGACAAAATTTCCTTGAAATGATTCAAACGAATATATGCAGTATATGAGACTTCATTCGGTGGTTCTTTATTTGTCGGTTTATTAGAATCAACAATATATGTAATAAACTGACCACATTGATTGTTATTGCAAATCAAAATACCTTCTTCATCTTGTGCAATAAGTTCTCCTATTTTACATGATTCACATACATCTGATAAAACAATATAATCATGTATATTAATATAATCATTTGTTACATTTTTCCAGTAATTTTGGTAGGTCATTCTTGACTGGTTGTATTTTAAAGAATTTGGATTTGCAAGATCAGCATTCTTTGAATGTATTTTGAAAAAAGAATTGAGAACATTTGTATTTTTCTTATTTGATCCAGATGAAATATCTTTTTTTTGTTCAAAATAATCAAAAATATATTTTGAATTATCCAAAAAATATTGTTTTTCTTCATTTTCTAAGTGTTTTATTTGCTGCTGTTTTAGCTTGATTTTATCTTTAGTATCCATGTATTCATCTATTTTCAACGGTTTTTTAAATGTTCTCAATTGTATCTTTAGGTTCTCAATTTCTTCTTTCAAACATGGAATACTTTCCATTTTATTTTTTGTGAAAATGGATAACATTTCACTATGTTTCTCATCAATAGTTTTTGAATTTTTCATAAAAATTATTTATATTATTAATCAATACTATTTTATATATATTATTTTGGATATTATATATTATTCACACTTGAAAAACGATTCTATCTTACCCTTTACCTGTGCTTCGCAATAAAACCGGCAAATTTTATTACGAAGCACAGGCAAAGGGTGAATGATGTTGGAATGTAATTAGGTAACTGTTACTTTGTAACTGGTTAAATCGGTCATTGAAAGGTGTAAAAGGTTACACATAAATAATTATATTTCGTAAAAATGATAAGATTCAAAATAACATGATTTTATAATTATATGGAAAAGACGAACGAAGTACAAATATCAAAAAAAGAGTTTCAAAAAATGATATTTATAATAAATGCAATAGAAAAAGGGTGGTCTGTCAAAAAAATTGATGATTCTTATATTTTTACTAAAAAGCATGAGGGCAAGAAAGAAGTATTCCAAAATGATTATTTAGAAAAATTCGTAGAGTGTAATCTAGATGTATCTAGTATTTTGTAAACCTTGTGTAAAACCTTGTGTAAAACCTTGTCCTTGTGCAATAATATTTATTTTTATTCTTTATGTTCACAGTCTGAATCAGACGAATCTAAAACGACAAACCCGCCTTCTTCTAGTATTTTTATTTTATTTTTCTCCAATAAATTCCAACCGCCTGTTTCAGTAATCCTTGTTGTAATCGCATGAATACTTCTTCGTTTTTCTATTTTTTCTAATTCATGTGGATCTATATCATTAAATTGTACTTTTGTATTCAAATAAGCGGAGAAAAATACATTTTTCTCTGTATTGATGATAATATATACATTACTCAATTTAGTTATCATAAATAATAAGTTTGTTAAAAATATGACGAGTGTTTGATTTCCTAAAGAATACTCATTTATGACAATTCCACTAAATATAATATTCAAAATGTAAATACACATAACAGAATAACTTGCATATTGATAATGACGATCCATATCAAACAACTTTTTTCGTTTTTCTTCTGGAAAAATAGCAAGTCTTTTTCCAACAGAATCATTGTCTGTAGAAATGGTATTATTTACTTCTAATAATTTAATGAGTTTTTCTTCTCGTCTCGTTTCACAAATGTACATGATTAAAAACGAGATGATCGTAATATAATTAACAATAAGTCCTGTTGAGTATCTTACATTATCTGCATGCATATTTTCCATAAGAGAACATACATGATCATCACATTTCTGGGGTACAAAAATAATTAATAATGATGAAATCATAACGCGATACAGTTCAAGAGAAACACTAATCACCATATTTGTTTGCTGTTGAAAATCTTGACTAGTTACTACTTTTTTTGCATGTTCATATATAGAAATAATTACTTTCGTATATTTCATTTATATTATTACAATAAAAATGAAAATACACAATTAATTATTTTCGATTATTTAGGCCAATTATAAATTTTTATATTATTTGCAAATATGTATACATGTACCTACATTATATGTTATAAAAAAAAATATATATTTTATTTATTTTATTTTTTTGTAGGTATTTTATTATTTTTTGTATATTTTTTTATTTTTTTCCAGATTTTTTTCTTTAGCAATAATATACAGCCAAAATGGGTGGAGCTCTTATGCAACTAGTCGCTTACGGCGCACAAGACGTGTTCCTTACTGGAACTCCTGAGATTACCTTCTGGAAGGTTTCCTACAGAAGACACACAAACTTTGCCATGGAATCCATTGAGCAAACTTTTTCTGGACAAGCTGACTTTGGTCGCCGTGTCACCTGCACCATCTCAAGAAACGGAGATCTTGCTTACCGCACATACCTCCAAGTTACTCTTCCTGAGATCAACCAATCCATGAACACCTCTACATCTGCTGGACAAGGTGTTTATGCTCGTTGGTTAGACTTCATCGGTGAACAACTTGTTGCCCAAGTTGAAGTTGAGATTGGTGGTCAACGAATTGACCGTCAATATGGTGACTGGATGCACATCTGGAACCAACTCACAATGACATCTGAACAACAACGCGGATACTTCAAGCTCATTGGTAACACCACACAACTTACCTACATGACTGATCCTACATTCGCTTCTGTTGCTGGACCTTGTGCTGCCACTGGTGCCCCAACACAAGTTTGTGCTCCAAGAAACGCTCTTCCTGAGACCACACTTTACATTCCTCTTCTCTTCTGGTTTTGCAGAAACCCTGGACTTGCTCTTCCTTTAATTGCTCTTCAATACCACGAAGTCAAGATCAACCTTGACTTAAGACCTATTGGAGAATGTCTCTGGGCTGTCAACACACTCAGCACACTCTCTGCTGGAACCCAATCAGTTACCACTGCTTACCAACAATCTCTTGTTGCTGCTTCTCTCTATGTTGATTACATCTTCCTTGATACTGATGAACGCAGAAAGATGGCACAAAACCCTCATGAGTATTTGATTGAGCAAGTACAATTCACTGGTGATGAATCTGTCGGTTCTTCAAGCAACAAGATCAAGTTGAACTTCAACCACCCTGTCAAGGAACTTGTCTGGGTTGTTCAACCTGATGCCAATGTTGACTACTGCTCATCTCTTGATGCTTCCCAAGTTCTTTTCAAGGTTCTTGGTGCTCAACCTTTCAACTACACTGATTCCATTGATGCTCTTCCTAATGCTATCCATGCATTCGGTGGACCAGCTGAAGTCGCTGGATCCCAAGGATTCATCACATCTCAAGGTCTTTTCCAAATGGCTGGTGCAATTGATGTTGCCTCTGGTATTGCCAATGCCGGATGGAATACCAACACCACTGTTGAATACCCATTTAGACCTGCTGATCAATCTGCCATCGCAACTGCATCTGGACTATCTGATGCCGGAACATTTGTTCTTGCTGAGACTGCTCTTGACATGCACTGCTGGGGTGAGAACCCTGTTGTCACCGCTAAGCTCCAACTTAACGGCCAAGACAGATTCTCTGAGCGTGAAGGATCATACTTTGATGTTGTTCAACCATACCAACACCATACCCGCGCTCCTGATACTGGAATCAATGTTTACTCTTTCGCTTTGAGACCTGAAGAGCATCAACCAAGCGGAAGTTGCAATTTCTCCAGAATTGATAATGCTGTTCTCCAACTTGTTCTCTCATCTCCTACTGTTTCTGGAACTGCTACTGCCAAGGTCCGTGTCTACGCTGTCAACTACAATGTTCTCCGCGTTATGAGTGGTATGGCTGGTGTTGCATATTCTAATTAGAGAAAAATTAGTTATCTTGAAAACCAATATAAAAACACATAATAATAGTTATATATTATTATGTCTTGCACGCAAGTAAACACGCAAAAACAATTACTTCTCAATAATTTAATGGATTTTTATAAAAATAAGGAAAATCTTAAAAAAATGATGAATGTAATCAATGGTGAGTCAAAAATATCACTTAGAATTGTGGATTGGTTTGTAACTAATTATGCAAAAAAATATTATACAGTTTATGAAATACCTAGAATAGTAAATGGAGAACCATCAGAAACGCTCACAAACCGATTCAAAGTATATAATGATTATAAATTGAAATTGAAAGCCTATGCAAAAAAGAATTTTGATCCGTTCTGTCGTTGGGACAGAATCACAATACCTTATGATAATGATAACTATATGGAAACTACAATAGGACAATTGAATTTTTTTAAATGGACAATAGAAAGTAAGATTATAGAATATATAAAAGATCATTATCAAGACATAGAAAATGATATGAATTCACGGAATAGTACATCTAAAAAATTAACCCCAATAGAAAAGGATGATAATGGTAAAACAAGGAAAAAACGAGAAGAATTGTCTATATCTGCATGTAAATGCATAAAAAAAGAGGATGTAAAGATCATTGTTAAATTCAATTGAATAATTGTTGATAAATGATTCAAAAAAAATATTTATTATTCTATATATTCTAATAGATATGGATGTAACAAAAAAAAAATTTGTAATGGCAAATATAAAAATACCAATAGAAATAAAAGAAAATAATGTTTGTGAACCATATATGGATTTATTAGATATGGAAATTACTGAATTGCAATCATTACCAGTAATAGATATAGATCCTGAAATACAAAAACAGTTGAAACATAATTTGTTTATTTTTTCAAGTAAAATCTTCCCTGAAAGAAATGAAGTAATAAAAGCAGAAGACTCGCAAAACCCTCAAAACCCTCAAAACCCGCAAAACTCTCAAAACCCTCAAAACCCTCAAAACCCGCAAAACTCTCAAAACCCTCAAAACCCTCAAAACCCTCAAACCCATAATACAACACAAGACAATATGTCTTTAAAATTGCAATTAGTAGTAAAAAAAGATGAATTAAAAAAGAAGTCTCAACCAATTAATATGAGTTTCAAAACATATAATAAAAAATCTTGTAAAAAATATACTATCAAAAATTATGATAATAATGGCCGTTGATTTTTATCTATACGCAATGATTGCGGCATAATGAGTTGCAATTTGTTAATAATAGACAAACTTTCTAGTTCTTTCATTTGTGGTTTTATTTCCGGTATAGGATTCACCAAATTGGAAGATCCTATTCCCTTTAAATAAGAATCAATATCTGTATAATTATATGATAATACAGAAGGGCCCATTTGACCCATTAATAAACCATCGCCTGCAAAATTTTGCGAATATGCTTTTCCATTGGCTTGGTTTTCAAAAATTAAATATGCTCTTTGTGATTGTCTACTTTGTTCTTCTGCTCTATAGTTTCCTCTATCATTTTTATTTCTAGTTGAAGCCATTATATATATGATAAATATATTATTCGTTTTTTTATTGCGCAAATCAAATTTAATAAAATAAAAAAAGATAATTGCATTATTATGATAATCTACTTTTTAATGTAATAAAATATTCATTTGTTTCTAAAATATCATTAGGATGATTATTATAAAATGCCCATAAATGATAAAAATCGTTAAAAAAATCATATGAAAGTAAAATGCATAATCCAGTTTCTCTGTCTACTGAAAACAATCTAGCAGCGGCTAAACAAAATAATTCTTCAAATAATGGATTTCCTTGTGTTTTTTTAAGAATATCTTCTAGACCTTTATTCACTGCATCATTGTCAAAAAGCATTTCGTCAAAGGTTTCATCATCATATTTTTCATCTTTCAGTTCTAATGCAATTTTGTCAATATTCATATTGAAAAATCTTCGTAATGACTGTCTGTATTCTTGGTTATTTGAGTACATGATATAATAAAGAATAACAATGAATAATTTTTATATCCTTACAAAAATTATACGTATTTACGCAGATGAACATTTACAACCTTGAAGATTTGAAATGGAATAATTATATATATAATCGGCATTTCAAAGGTGCAAAGGTGTAACACTTTCCAAAACCAAATACATGTTGCTATTTTTTAGGAAAATTTATACTCTTTATTATGCAAGTAAAATGGTTAAATATCTATTTATTTTCTGTTTTTTCTGCTTTTACCACCCTTTCTATTTTTTAGACTTTTTCCACCCTTTCTGATTTTTTTATTTTTCAAAGAACTGCGCGATTTGCTCTTTTTACCACCAGTTAATGGTATCTTTGGGAGATCAGTCTCACCACCATTAACACGGGCTAATGCTCCGGATGTTGTAACATCACTTACAATTGAAGGTTGAAGAACATTCATTTATATATTATAAATAGAAATGAATTCTTTTGTTTACTATTACTAAATATTTGTTATATAGGATAACTGATATAGTAAAATTTATTTGGATAAAGAATTGATACCAGCTTCGCGAGCGGATGCACCGCCACGAATCCATCCATCCATGGCTAATTCTTGTACTAAATTAGCAGGATTTGTAATTTTTGATCGCAGATCGTCCATCATAGGGTATTGATTGCAGTCCATAAAAGTTTTTTCAGAAACAGTTCCAACACTTTTTAAATCGCGAATCATCTCACCTTGTTGAAGTTGTGACTCTAGTGTAGCATCACCACCACCTCTTCCTAAATATGGAACTGTCAAAAAAGGTCGTTGAAACAATTGCAACTTTTCAAAAGATCGCTCATTTTCCATTTTGTTGAACAAAGTAGATTCAATATCAATGACTGCACCTGAAACACCTCCATTTTTTGCAACAAATCCTGGTTGTTGAGTAGCAAATTGCAAATGACTGTTTGATGTACTATTACTGAAATAATTTGAAACACTATAATTACCAAATTTAGTATTTTGAATATTTTGTTGAGTTTGATCTGTCATGTCAGCTTTCAAACTGCCCATATTGTTGAAATTATAAGTATGAAGACTAGACATAATATAATATATACATACTTTTATATTTTTTTGTATGTTTTAATTTGTATGTCTATCTAAATTTCTTGCACATGCGAATAAATTACCTTCTTTACATGATACCATGCTACCATAACAAAAATCTGCAAAACCAGCCTGATCATTTGGTATAGTAGTTGCAGGATTTGAATAAAATGGTTGTAAAGATTGTTCAAAAACAAATTGTTCTCCTAAATCTGTAAATAATTTATCAGCAATATCTGGTTGTCCAGGATTTTGATCAATTACAAGCTGTTTGGCTTTATCTAAAATAGTAGAATTTACATTTTCGTTGTATGAAGGGGGTGCAGGTTTCTTTTGCGGATTATATTCATAATCCGGTATCAATACATTTGAAAATGGATTTGTAGACGAAGGTGCATCAAAAGTAGTAATTGGATCTACATTGTATTTTTTTAGTACTTCTAAAGCAGGATTATCAAACCCTTCTACAAATGCTTCTGCTCGTTTTTTAATACTATTTGTTTTTGTAATATCCTTATTATGATAATAATGCAATAGAAATATGGACAACATAGTAATTATACCAATTATCAAAATGCGAAAACTTCGTGTATACAAAAAACTAATAATGGTTAATAATATAATACTTCGTGAAATAGCATTTAGTTTTTGATTATAAGTCATAGATTCTACAGGGAAGAATTCAGTAATATATTTGTTTTGAAATAGTACATTTGGATTATCTGACCAAAAAGGAACCAATAAATTTTGAAATTCTGCCATTTTTTCACTATTTTCTATATTTCCTGAAATATCTATTTTGAATTCGCTATGAGTCATTATATATATTGAATGTTTATTTTTTTTACTAAATCCTACCATGTATCTCATTTTGCATAGTATATAATTTGTACTATCATATCATTTACTTGTGCTTCTCTGAATAAACAATATAATAACCTTTTACGCCATTGCACATTTACATCTTTTAACCTTTCAATCACCTTTTATATCTTGATTATATATATAATCGGCATTTGAAAAATGAAAATATGTAAAAAATAGATTATATTATGCAGTGCGTTTCAAACATGTTTTATCAACTGTAAATGTTTCAATATTTTTATTTTGGGGAACAATCTTTATAACACATTTTGATTTTTCGCCATATAATGGTTCTGTGCATCCTTTTTCTGTTGTTTTCTTTGTTTTGTTTATTTTCATGGTTTTGCGACGATGTAATAATTCTTTATATGATTTTGTACATCTAGATCTAAAATGTTCGTATCGTTCTCTTACCATTTCATATGTTAACCCTGATTTTTTACCAAGCATTTTATTTATTAATTCATGTAAATTGTAAATATATCTAGAAAAAGTTGCTCTTGATTTCATATCGTCCCATGTTAATGGCAATTTTTTGAAATTTTTTTTCAAGTTTTTCCTACATTTCCCACACGGTAATACATTTTGCAGATTTAGCATAAATGATTGATAATGTTTTTTATCATAGCAAGTTGGTTCAAACGGATAATTGAAACTCATGGCATGCAAATAATGCCACATACTTGGTCCCCATACAGAAGTAAGCATACCATCGCCACTATTGTAATCTTTTTCTGTAAAGGTAAAAGTAGATTTATTCTTTATTATCATTTGATAAATCTAAATATATAAATAAATATAAAAAATAAATATACAATTTTTATATTTAGCATTTTCCCAAAACAAATAATTCATATATTTATATGCATATTTTGCACACACGATACATGGTAATTTTTTTTAGGAAATGTATGCTTTTTTATTGCGCTTCGCATTAAATCGACCAAATTAGTCGATTGTTCAAGTAAAGGTTAGAAATGTGTTTATAATGAACAATTAAAAATATAATGAAAATATATAATGGTAAATTTAATTAAATATGCAAATAGTGTATTGAAACCATACTATAAGTACATTACAGGAGTGTTTTTATTAGTTTTGTTCATTTTAGTAGCAAAATTTGTGTATGATACCTATTTTGTGAAATTAAACAAAAACAAAGAATTTACTGATGTAGCAAACGCGAAAAATAATAAACCTATCGTAACCGTATTTTTCTTTTTCGTTGATTGGTGTCCTCACTGTAAAACTGCAAAACCAGAATGGGAAAAATTCAAAAGTCAATACAACAACAAAGAAATAAAGGGATACATATTGAAATGTTATGATATAAATTGCACAGAAGATAATGGTGATCAAGTAATTCAATTTGATACAGAGATAGATAACGACACACAACAACATTTACCAATTCCTATTAAACCTACTCCTATAAAAACAAGTGAATTAGTAAAGAAATATAATATAGATTCTTATCCTACCATAAAACTTACAAAAAATGATCTAGTTGTAGATTTCGATGCTAAAGTTACAAAGGAAGCATTAACACAATTTGTAAATACCGTGTAAAATGTATATGACCGTGTAAAATGTATATGACCGTGTAAAATGTATATGACCGTGTAAAATGTATATGACCGTGTAAAATGTAATATATACTAAGGAATTTCACAAAACCATTCTTTACATTTCTTTTTCATAGCATTCATTCCATTATTTAATAATGTATTACGTTCTTTTTTATTACATAATACATTTATACAATATTCAATAGTAGTAACTTGTGAATAATAATGAAACTCATATGGTATTCTTATTGTTTTATCATTTGAAAAAAAATCAATATTGTTAATAATACGGTTTAACAAAATATTCAAAAATTCAAAAATATTTGATCCAGAATGTATATTGATAGAGTTATCTGTATCAGAATTATTATTTCCTAATGAAATACCTAATATTTCATCCCGGTTCTCAACATTTTCTATGCATTTTGAAATAGGATAGTTCAAAAAAAATCCACCATCTAAATAACAATTCCCATCTTCAATAATAGGTGAAAACATGAACGGAATTGTACATGAAGAAAAAATAGCATCAATTACATGCCAATTAGGATGTGTTTTATATGATATATCAATCAATTTGAATGAATTTAATTCTGTTACAAAAACATGGAACTCTATTCCATTAAAATTATACAAATCCCGCATGGTAATATTTATATCTAAATCGATTGATTTTAATAAAGGCGAAAAAAAGTCTTCAAAAAATACTTTTTGAACAAATCCTTTTTTTTCAAAAATTTCAAAAAAAGCGCACATGGATTTCTTACAAACACTTTCCCATGGACGATTTACAATGTATTCTTTTATTATATTAGGATCAATCTTCAATGCATACAACAAACCAACAACTGCACCAATGGATGTCCCATAAATAGACTCAACATCATGTATATTTAAAAAACCACACTCTATTGCTTCAAAAATAATACCAAAAGCGCAAAATCCCCATATTGAACCACCTGAAACAACAATATGTTTTATTTTTCTTTTTGGAATGTCTATATTTTTTGTCAACTTTATAATTGAATTGTTCTCAGTTATCTCTATATTGTTATCGATTTCCATTATATCATCTATAAAAAATGTTTATTTGGTTTACAATAAAATATTATATATCATATAGAAATGGCATGTTTGTTGTATGTAAATGACGAAGAAGCTCAGCACAAATTAAATATAGATGACTTATATGAAAAAAAACATAAACGAGATTTGAAACAATTGTCCATTTTTAATAAAATATTAAATAGAATTCATAAACGAATACAATTAACGAGTAGAAATAAGCGACATGAAAAGTTTTCATGGTTTACTGTTCCTGAATATATATTTGGAGAACCTAACTATGATCAAGGTGAATGTTTAGGATATTTAGTCACTAAATTGGAAGAAAATGGATTTTATGTCAAATATATGCATCCTAATACATTGTTTATATCATGGGAAAATTGGATACCGGCTTATACGAGAAATGAAATAAAAAAGAAATTAGGTATTGTGTTGGACGAAAAAGGCAATGTTATTGAAAAAATGGACGAAACGGTTGAAATAGAAAGTCATGATCCAAATGTTCGTTTATTGAACCATAATAAAGGTATGGACAAAAAAGAACAAAAACAATTTACACCTATTGATAAATACAAACCTACTGGAAATATGACATACAATCCGGAATTATTTGAAAAATTAGAAAAGAAAGTTACCTTTGTATAAAACTTTTTCCAAAAATAAATATTTGTAAATAATATAATGAATTTTTCATCACTATGTTTTTTATCAATAATTTCATATTTAGCAAACGCCACTACAAATACATCATATTGTGCAGATGATTCTGTAAAAAATAACTGCATTCAATTTTCAGTAGCATCTGGAACAGGTTGTCAATGGATGTGTAATTACTGTGAGCAATCTCTTGGAACAACCAATTATTATTTTACAGATGGTGTTTGTACATATCAATCTAGTGGATGTACAGGTAATCCACAAGTAGGCGTTACATATACATGTTGCACAATATAACGACATAAAATTGAATATTTTGTAATAATTCACATAATTATTATAATGTCACTATTAGAATCACAAGCAGATTTAAATACAAAATGCGTTCAAACCAAAAAACATAAAAACAATAGAAATATAACATCCATGCAATTGCAAAGTCAATTACAAGAAGAAAAACCTATCCAAAAAAAGATACACACAAAAAAGAAAAAGGTACCCTTGTCAATCATAGATAAAGACAAATTGTGGAGCATTTTTGATAATGATGTTGAAAAAATGGATGCTATAAAAGAATCAAATATTGAAATGATATATGATAGAAAAACAAATGAAATAGATTTATGTTCATTATGCAGTTCAACACTTATTATTATGGAAGACGGATTCCCGACATGTACGAATAATGCATGTAGTATTATTTATAACAACACTTTAGATTATTCACCTGAATGGCGATTTTTCGGTGCAGATGATAAGAATGCAAATGACCCTACTAGATGTGGAAACCCGATCAATCCACTATTAATGGAATCATCGTTTGGTTGTAAACTATTATGTAATACAAAATCGTCATATGAAATGAAAAAGATATCAAAATGGACATCATGGCAGTCTATGCCACATAAGGAAAAGGCTTTATATGATGAATTTCAATTTATTACAATTATGGCACAAAATTCAGGAATACCTAAAATCTTTATAGATGATGCTATTGCAATCCACAAAGATATATCTGAACAAAAAATGTTCAGGGGATTGAATCGTGATGGTATAAAATCCGCTTCTATTTATATTTCTTGCAGATTGAATGGGTGTCCAAGAACTGCACATGAGATTGCAGAGATTTTCAAATTAGATAAAACTAGTGCGACAAAGGGTTGTTCTATGGCTGTAAATATATTAGCAAATATTGAAAGAAGTATTGCACCAGAACATCAAACTGATTTATGTACAACTACACCATCATCATTTATAGATAGATATTGCAGTCTTCTTTGTATAAATGTTGAGTTAACGATGTTATCCAAATTCATAGCAAATAAAATAGAACAAAAAAATATTATTACTGATAATACTCCGCATGCAATTGCAGCGGGAATAATATATTTTGTTTCGCAAACATGTGGACTAAATATATCAAAAAATGATATTTATGTAAAATGTGGGATTAGTGAGGTAACAATTAATAAATGTTTCAAGAAAATGGAAAGTATTCAAGATGAATTAGTGCCACAGTGTATATTAAATAAATATGAATAAGTAAGTCAAAATAAATATAATAGTAAGTCGGTGCTTTTTATTTAGGAGTAAAGAGATATTTTTTTTTGTATCAAATAAAAATAAAAAATATTAAATAATTTATATATGTCTGATAGCGAAAATATTACGATTGATTTTGAGACGGAAGAACATGTTCTTGTAGAAGAGCCAATTGTTAAGAATGCAGAGGAACCAGTTGTTACTGAGGAACCAGTTGTTACTGAGGAATCAGTTGTTACTGAGGAATCAGTTGTTACTGAGGAATCAGTTGTTACCGAAGAACCAGTTGTTACTGAAGAGCAAGTTGTTGCTACCGAAGAACCAGTTGTTACCGAAGAACCAGTTGTTGTTACCGATGAACAAGTTGTTACTGAAGAGCAAGTTGTTGTTACCGAAGAACCAGTTGTTACTGAAGAGCAAGTTGTTGTTACCGAAGAACCAGTTGTTACTGAGGAATCAGTTGTTACTGAAGAACCAGTTATTACTGAAGAACCAGTTGTTGTTACCGAAGAACCAGTTGTTGTTACCGAAGAACCAGTTGTTACTGAAGAGCAAGTTGTTGTTACTGAAGAACCAGTTATTACTGAAGATCAAGTTGTTGTTACCGAAGAACCAGTTATTACCGATGAAACAGTTATTACTGAAGAGCAAGTTGTTGTTACTGAGGAACCAGTTGTTGTTACTGAAGAGCAAGTTGTTGTTACCGAAGAGCAAGTTGTTGTTACCGAAGAGCAAGTTGTTGTTACCGAAGAGCAAGTTGTTGTTACCGAAGAGCAAGTTGTCGTTACCGAAGAACCAGTTGTAGTTACCGATGAACCAGTTGTTACTGAAGAACCAGTTATTACTGAAGAACCAGTTATTACTGAAGAACCAGTTATTACCGAAGAACCAGTTGTTACATATGAATCAATACAATTAAACAAAGTCCCAAAAATAATATTTATAGTGCCATATCGTGATAGATTAGAACAACAAAAATTTTTTGCTCTTCAAATGAAAAATATTATGGAAGACTATGATACAAATGATTATAAAATTATTTATTCACATCAACAAGATGGACGATCATTCAATCGCGGTGCAATGAAAAATCTTGGTTTTTTATATTCAAAATCACTATATCCAAATGATTATCAAAAAATAACATTTGTATTCAATGATGTAGACACTATGCCATATAACAAAAACTTCTTGAACTATGAAACATACGAAGGAAATGTCAAACACTTTTATGGTTATATATTTGCATTAGGAGGTATCGTCTCTATTACTGGTGCCGATTTTGAAAAAATAAATGGGTTTCCCAATTATTGGGCATGGGGATTTGAAGATAACGCACTAAATAATCGCGTTGCTAGAGCAGGTTTGAATGTAGATAGAAGCCAATTTTTTCCTATTTTAGATAAAAATATTCTTCAATTAAAAGATGGTATTACTAGAATTGTGAATCGTGGTGAATATGATCGTTATGTAAATGAGATGATGTATCAAAACATTGTTGATGGAATCAATACGCTTACGAATATTATATATCAATATGATGAAAATACATCATTTTTAAATGTTTCTAACTTTGATACACCTATTAAAGAAAACCCTGAATTGAATAAACTACACGATATGCGTAATGGTGGAATACCATTTCCACGAATACAACGAAGAAGAGGAACGATGGGTATGATGTTTTGAATAAACATAGGGTATGATGTTTTGAATAAACATAGGGTATGATGTTTTGAATAAACATAGGGTATGATGTTTTGAATAAACATAGGGTATGATGTTTTGAATAAACATAGAGTATGATGTATACTCTTTATTAGTCGTTTCTATTTTGTGAATCAAAATAAAGAGTCAATTACAATGAATGATACCAATTGAAATGCAAATAAAAATAATTAGTATAGAATATAGATATTATTTTATATAATATCTATATGGACCCTGTCAACTTTATACAATTTTCATTATATTCAAAACTCATGAATGAAGGTATGAATATGATAGAAAAAAATATAATAGATCAAAAAATATTGATTCTCATTGTTTTATGCATGATTATAATGAAAATGATACCATCACGAATATATGATTTTGTAAATACAAATATAGATACATTTTTTGAACAAATAAAAGACGAATGTATAATCATTATTCCATATCATATAAAAACATATTCATGTAGTATTGGTATCAAAAGTATAACAAAAACTACATATAGTGACAGGTTTTTGGCACTGAATCATTATTTGAAAAATGCAAAAGAAATAACATCTTTTGTAGAAATTACGAATTTTGAGAATTGCGGTTATTATGATAAATGCGATTATGTTTTGTTACCAAATAATTCACAAAAAATAAAGATATGTGATAAACATGATATTTTTTTTGAAATAGTAATAGAAAAAACGAAAGATTATGATGCAATTGATGACAAATCCAACCAGATAAAACGAGTTCAAACAAAGAATTATATATACAAGATTTCAAAAGAAGGGAAACAGAATATAGATATATTAAACGATTTCATGAAATTGTGCATAGATGAATATAATGAATATAATGCAGAAAAAAAACAAATGATATATGAGTATATGAAAACAAGTATAGATGATGAAGATAGACAATGTATGACATTTGATGATTCTCCATTCAAATCAAATAAAACATTTGACAATTTATTTTTTGAAGGAAAAGAAGAAATACGAAAAGATATACAGGAATTTGTCATGAATATGGAGAAAACACAAAAACAAGAGATAGAAGCAGAATATAAACGGAAAGGCATTCCTTTTAAACGAATTTATTTATTATATGGTCCGCCTGGAACAGGAAAATCCTCATTAATAAAAGCATTTGTCAATGAAACCGGTAGACATTGTATATTGGTTCAATGGTCAAAAATAAAGACATCTACCGAATTTTCCAATTTGTTCCATAAAATAAAAATAAATAGCAAAAAAATACTACAAAGTGAAATTATTATTGTATTTGAAGATTTTGATGCAAATAATACATCCGTAGTAAAAATACGCGATAATTTGAAAAAAACATGGTCAAATTCTTCCATAAATCTATTACAAGAAAAAGAAAAAGAGGATACAGATAAAAATACTAAAAATATATTGGAAACAATCATAACTGCACAAATGAAAACATGCGATGATTCCTTAACATTAGAATGTATATTAAATGTTTTAGATGGAATCAAAGAATTGAATGATGCAGTTATTGTATTTACAACAAATGATATAACATGTATTGATCCGGCAGTAATACGACCAGGAAGAGTAGATAAACTGATAAAAATGGATTATATAAAGGCTCCTATAATAAAACAAATTGTAAAACATTACTATAATACGGATGATACTGAGTGTTTACAAAAACTAGATACAATTACAGAAGCAATGTCGCCTGCAATGGTGCAAACTATTTGTATAAAAAACAAAAATATATGGGATTGTGTAAATGAAATAACCTTGTGTAAATGAAATAACCTTGTGTAAATGAAATAACCTTGTGTAAATGAAATAACCTTGTGTAAATGAAATAACCTTGTGTAAATGAAATAACCTTGTGTAAATGAA